GGCTTACCAGTCGATCCGCCCGTTTTTGATCTAGTTGACGGCGCCACCATGGAGGAGGCAGAAGTAGTTGCCAAGTTCCTGAACGCTAAAATCGAGTTCTACCGTCCGTTTCCTCTGGTTCCGAAGGGCGAATAGTTCAGGCTTCGATGCCGGTCTTCGCGAACTCTTCAAGCTGTCGTGACCACTTTTCAGTGACTACGATTTCAGGTCGCGACATGGTGGCGAATCGGGCGGAAGCATCGGCGGGCGCGGCAGCCAGATTGATCAGGAACGTCGACAGCGTTTCCTGCCATTCCTCGAAGTCGTGACGCCTGCCCAGCACCTCAAGTGCATCAGCAAGCGCCTTCGACACAATCAGCGTGCGCTTCTCGGCGCCGATCCGATCCAGCAGGGCACGCTCCTTTGCGCGCTTGTCCTTCTGAATATCTGCGTTGCTCTTGGCCATGGCCTGCCTCTTCAATTCCGTGGGCTGGTAGATCCAGCCATGTCTGTCGTCGGCGCTGGCGCACCTGGTTGCTGAGGCGCTTCACAGTGGCCCCGGGAACTTGATGTCGTTCTCGCGGGCGATCAGCCTGGCGCGCTTCGTTTCCATGCCCATTTCCTTGGCCGCCTCGATCACCGTCTTTCCGGCCTCGGCCAGTTCCTTCAGCCGCGGCGCGAGCTTGTCGCGTTCTACCCGCAGCTTGTTGCTGTGGGAGGTGCCGAACATGGCCGACTTTTCACCGCTGACGCCGGCGGCGACTTCCTCCACCGCCCGGCCTTGGCCGAAGTACTGATCCAGCTGCTGGTTCAGGTTCGAGATGATCGAGTCCCGCGGGTTGGGCATTGGTACGCCGATCATTTGTCCCACCCATCGATGTTCACCTTCGCCCCGTCGGCTCGCGCTTCCAGCACCTGCGCCAGGTTGATTGCCGCCCGCCAGGTAAAGCGGAACCCCTTCACTTTGCCGGTGGACCGCTCGATGACGTGATAGGCGTTCTCGCCCTTGGTGACGACCTGGAAGCGAACGGCGCTTTCTGGTGCCTCCTTGCCGATCATTGCGTAGAACTCGGCGGTGGCCGCCGTTGCGCGGATGGTCAGAGCAATGTTGCCTTCGACTCGCGCTTGCATCAGTGGGTGCATTTGCATGGCTGATCCCTCGGTGTGGGGTTGCGTGTATTCGTCAGCACTCGAGCCTCCTGCTGGTTGCCGTTGGGCGCAGGGGAGAGTGCTGACGGATAAAGGCAGGCGTAAAAAAGCCCGATCGGAACCGGGCTTTTGTTTGCGTCACGGGTACCACCCTACGTGAGCCTCCCAGGCCCGCTACTGGCGACGGCCTGGGTTTGAATCTTCAGCGGTGACTTCTAACTTGGGGTGGCCTACCGATTGCTCGGCCAATGCGCGGTGACACTGCCGGCCCAGATGCCGCTGCCTGTCTGAGTGTTGGGCGCAGCCTTCAGGCTTACTGCGCCACGCCGGGGAATCGGTAATCTATTTCATGATGGTCATCCTCCAATGCGCGCCGTTGGCATCTTGGCGGGCGCTCGCCGTTCTCATGGTTTGTTGCATGCAGGTGGCCGGTATAAGCCGGGGCTTCGTCCGCATCCCGCTGCCCACTCAGTGAATGGGCAGAAGTGATGCTCAGCGCCTGGTGTTCAGCGCCCGGGTTGCCAACCATCCCAGTAGGCACAGCACGCCGATTACTGCGGCGAGTGCAAGCCCACCCCAGAACGGCAAAGTCACCCACCACCATGACCAGTCGATGTATCCGGTGAGCTTCAGGCCGACGAACAAAACACCCAACAGACCGATGAGACCAACACTGCCGCTGCTGCTCGAGTTACTTTTTGCTTTCACTGGGTTTCTCCTTGCCGGCCATCAGCACAATCAGCAGCAGTGCGACCAGTACCAGGTCACCAACCATTGAAAGGATGCGACTGGCCGAGTCGACGAAGACGACACCGCCAGCGAGCCCGTAGGCTGCCAGCGAGCGCGCTTTGTTGCTGAACCTGCCAAACATGGTTACAGGTGGTCTTTCAGGTTGAGGCCCATCAGCTTGGCGCTGCGCTCAAGCGCTACCATTTCCGCCGGCTCGATCTCGCCATCAGCTTCGGCGACGGTCAGCATCACGTTCAGTACGGTGAGTGCTTCGGTCGGGCTATGCGCCAAGTCGCCGAGCTCTTTCTCTGCGTTCTGGCGTAGGATGCGGGCGCCAGACTTGAAGTCGGTCTTGGCGCGGTCGATGGTGTTGGAGAGCTCGGCACCGAAACCCTGAAGGGAAGGGTTGTTGCTGAGGATGGTTTCGACCTTGGCCAACTCGCTATCTTCGAGTTCGCCATCTGCCGCTGCGACATAGATCGAGCCGTATACCACCGCTTCCATCAGATCGCGGTTGGCCAGCTTCGCCACAACGGCACGAGCCTGATTGGATTTCTTGCCGAACAATTTGCCTAACATGGTGAATCCTCTGGGTTGGGTTGCATCCCGATGCACCCTGTCGCCAAGGTGCAGCAGTGATGATTATTCAGCCTGGAGCGTTTCGATTGCCTGCCGGTAATCGGCAGCGTTGGTGCGGTTGTTTGCGGCGTCTTCGTACTGACCTTCGCTCTCTTGGATCTCTGCGTTGTTCTCGCAGTTGGAAGCGTGGATTTCGAGCTGGGCTATTGCTGTTGCGTGCTTCATGGATCGGTCCTCTCGGTCGTTTTCCCAATGCACCCGTCACCAGGTGCATCAGTGAAAATTTCCGTTTCTCCACCACGCGCATCGCCGGATTCATATCTCTGGCCGTCGTCGCACATTTCGTGTTCGGTGCTGGTACGGCTGGCTTGCGTGGTTTCGCGCACTCACATCTGGTGAGCACGGCCAGTTCCAGAGCTGGCATGGGCGACGGTTTAGCTTTCTCACCACCGGGTTGGCCGGTACGTCGCGGGGTCACGTCGAGCTGTTAAAGAGCGGCGGGTTTCTTGACCCTTCGCAGCTGGCCCCTGATTGGGTGCCGGTTGCGATGGAGTGGATTTAAGCAAGCTGAATTGCACCAGTCAAGCATGCTTAACAAAATAAATTCAGAATGCTTAATTTTGCGAGCGAAAAAAAACCCGCTCTAGGCGGGCCTCATTCATTCGAAGCGATCAATCCTCGCTGGGCACTGTCCAGTAAATGAACACGCTGCCGTCTTCCTGGTGTTCCACCGTGACGTTATCGTTCTCGCCAATGTCCTGGATAAGCTGGCTCCAGCCATCTTCAGGCTCATCTGGTGAGCGGAAGATCGTGGCCTCTTTAGCTTTCTGCGCAGCCGGTGAATTGATGATCTTCTGCACGCGCAATCCCATCAGCTCGTAAGGGCTGGGAGGGGTAGGGGATGCTGGTTCTTTCTTTGCTTTCGCCATGATTCATGCTCTTATTTACTGTATGAATAAACAGTATTTTATACATCAATGTAAGGCGATGCGGCAAGGGTACTTTTGTACTCCAGTAGGTTGCGGACAACAAAAAAGCCCGCTCAAGGGCGGGCCTCCTATATTCACAAAATACTTCGAGAAGAACCCGGGCCAGATGGCCGGGCTATCTGAAAATCGACTTCGGCATTTTGCCGTCCACTACTGTGCCAACGACCTCCCAATCACCATCCATAGGAGTCGTTGGGAATGAAGGATTTAAAGGTTTTAGGTAGAACTCCCCGGCATCCCGAAGAAACTGCTTAAACGTTGCCTCGTTCGTGTCAGGCATGCGGGCCACAACGAGCTGGCCTGAATTGGGTTCAATCTCAGGGGCGACAAGGATCAGAGATCCCTCTGGGAAGGATGCGCCGACGGCGCTCGTCATGGACTGCCCTACAACCTTAAGCCAGAAAGCACCCTCCCCAGCCCATACATCTGATGAGTGCCTTTCGCATGCTGCAACGTTAGACGTGTCCATTGCCTCGGTTGCTGCTCCAGCCTGTACCCAACTGATTTCTGGGTACATAAATGATCGAGTTGGCTGTAACGCCATTTCCACGTTAGAAGGGTGGCCTGCCTTGGTGGAAACCATGTCGCCAGTACCATTCGCGAGCCATTCAGCGCTCACGCCGGTAGCCTTCGCAAGGGCGAAAAGGTTTTCAGGTTTTAGCGCCTTGCTATCACCGTTCACCCATTGAGTTACGGCCGAAGCCGAGACGCCGCAAAGAGCAGCGATATCCTTTTTTAGTTTCTTGCTGTGCTTGATCGCCTGGGCGATTCGGTCGTGTCTGCTCATCGGCAAATGTTAAGCGAACTTAATTTAAGCATGCCTTTAGCGTGGAAACAGTATTGATGTCGATAATTCAGCATGCTTAAATAGCCCTATCGCTAAAGGAGCGAATTTATGAAAACCAAAGATGCGGCTATGCATTTCGGCTCGAAGAAGAAACTTGCGGTTGCCCTGAACATCAGTCCTGGCGCAGTGACCATGTGGGGTGATCACGTGCCCGAGTCTCGCCAGTACCAAATTCAGGTGCTGACCAAAGGCGCTCTGAAGGCCGATCCCAAGCTTTCAGCCGCCTAACCAGCCCCGTCACACCGACCTCGGAAGTGAACCAATGGCCTACGACAACAAGTCGCATCGCAACACCCACCAGCTGAAGTCGCGCCTGAATGACGACGCTTACGCCGACCTCATGGCCGAGGCAGTCGAGCGCAAGATTCAGCCTGGCGCATTGGTTCGCGATCTCACTCTGGCGGCTTTGCAGTTCAAGCGGGATTACGGGTACTTCCCTCTGCTTGACGACAACGAACTGGACGGCTTTCCGGCGCTGGGTGAACTGGCTCGCGAGCTAAAGATTCAACCTGGCGCACTGGCGCGCGAACTCATTCGATCAGCCCTGCAAGCCAAGCGAGAGCAGGACGCTAACCAGATCAACGACAAAAAGCTCAGGGCCTGACTAGGCCATGGAGGAGGCGCCAATGCCTGCAATACATGAAGTAGGGCAGTACACGCAGGACGAGAAGGACGGGCTTGAGCAGTGGGCTGACGAGGTCGGTATCGGCATGGATCAGCTGGCTGACCGAATCTTGCAGATGACAGAGCGTGCGGTCGAGCGGCGCAGTGCTGCTCGCCTCGCAGCAGATAAAGCGGCGCTGCGTAGCCACCGCGCTGATCACTGCACACAAGGGTCGCAAGCAGAAAACGTGGTTTCAATTTTCCCTGCGAGGTAACGGTCCGGCCCCTTATTAGGGGCCGGGGCGGCAGAGACTGGGCCGGGCGGGACTGGCACCTAATAAGGGGCCAAGTAGAAAAGAAGGTCATGGATTCATCCCCGATCAGTTGATGAACAGAGTTTCTCCAAAGTAGTGGCTCGAAGCCACGTAACGATTTTCGAGGTGTTACATGCAATCACTGATGAGAGCCATCTACGACGTAGTAGACGAGCACGGCACCAAGAAAATCGCGGAAGGCGCCAGCTTCACGTCTCGCACCCTGCTGGCCCAGAAAGCCAACCCTGACTATGACAGCCACAACATGAACGTTGCCGAGCTTGATCGGATCATGGCGTTCACTCGTGACTTCCGCCCGCTGGCGGCCTGGGCGGATCGCTTCGGGTTTGACCTGGTGTCGCGTGAACGCCCTCAGGCGAAACCACTTATGGCTGCGCTGTGCTACTTGACCGCCGAGTGCGGAGACGTGGGTCGACTGATCTTCGACGCCACTGCAGACAACCACATCAGCCAGCACGAAAAAGCCCAGGGCGATAAAGCCATCCAGGAAGCCATCGACGCGCTGAACGTTCTGCGCGAATCGCTGAAGGCTGCCTGAATTTCAGGCACAAAAAAGCCGGGCTGCAACCCGGCTCTTTCAACAACTTGTAAAACATAGTGGGGCCATTATGAACACGATCGTCGCTCCAAGCAATACGGTCACCATGTCGAGTCGGGAGATCGCCGATCTCACTGGGAAACAGCATCAGCATGTCATGCGCGACACCAAACGCATGCTTGGTGATCTTGGTTTCGATGCGTCCACTTTTGGACGCATCTACCACGACGGCCTGAACCGTCAGCAAACTGAATACGTACTCGGACAGGACCTGGTCATCACCTTGCTCGCTGGCTACAGCGCACCGCTTCGCTTCCGTGTCGTGACACGTTTGCACGAACTTGAAAACGTGTCACGACAGGCTGTCACGATTCCCCAAACCTTGCCTGAAGCCCTCCGGTTCGCCGCACTGCAAGCCGAACAGAATCTCCAGCTCCAGCAAGTGATCGACAAACAAGCCCCGAAAGTCGAAGCGCTCAATCGCCTGGCCAAAACCCAGAGTGACGTCTGCATCACCACAGCCGCGCAGCTGCTCGGCGTTCGCCCGACTCGGCTGTTTGCTTGGCTGAATCAAAACCGCTGGATCCATCGGCGCACCGCTCACTCGAGCTGGGTTGCGTACCAGCCTCGTCTTACCTCCGGCGTGCTCAAGCACAAGCTGGTCAAGGTGGGCGGGGAAGGGCAGGACATCAAGGTCGTCGAACAAGTGATGGTGACCCGTGCGGGCATCGTCACGCTGGCTGAACAACTTCAAGGAACTGCGCTGTGAGCGTCCAAGCAATGTCATGGGCGCTCTCTCTGCCCACCCAATCCCTGAAAGACTCAAGCGCGCGTCATGTGCTGCTGTGCCTGGCCAACTACGCCGGCTCGAACGGTGCTGGCGCCTTCCCTTCGGCATCAACCCTGGCTCAAGACACCGGCCTTTCCGAACGTACTGTCCGTTACAAGCTGGACGTACTGGAGTCGTCTGGGTTGATCCAGAAGGGCAATCAGGCGATCGCCGCTGTGCACATCGATCGTCATGACCGTCGTCCAGTCGTTTATGACCTTCAACTATTGCGGGGTGCAAATACTGCACCCCGTGCAAAACGGGGTGCAGATGATGCAACGGGGTGCAACTCACAACAGAACGGGGTGCAGCCTGAAACAGAACGGGGTGCAGCGGCTGCACCCAATACATCAATTAACCATCAAGGAACCGAACAGCAGCAGCGGCAGCCGATTGCCGATGTGATTGCTGAACAGGATCAGGCAGCCATCGAGTCGCTGGATGACCGCCAACGCTTCGCTATGTTCGCCGCTTGGACTCCGAACGAGAAGGCACTGGCCGACCAACTCGCGATCGCCAGACTTTCCGCAGAGGTCATCACCGACCAGCTTCTGGAAACATTCATGGGTTTCTACGTTGCCCGCCCGGCATCAGTCCAGAGCGCTGCGGGTTGGTGCTTCGAACTGGTCAAGTGGGCAAAGCGAGACAAGACCAGAACCGCTGGTGCCGCAGCGCAGACGGACGAGTTCGACGACACCGACATCGAATGGATGAAAGGGGGTGCCAAATGAAAACGGTTTCCACGGTAGCGGCCCAAGCTATGACCAAGGTTCGCCAGGGCGAATTCATCGAAGCGAACACCGAGGTTTCAGCACAGGCCCAGCAAGATCAGGCCCGCGAAACCGGCAAAGTGATCAACCAGCTCTTCCGCCAAATGCGATCGATCCGCACGGCATGGCGCCAAGCGTGGCCAGACAAGAAGGCCTACATGGAATCGAAGGCCACCTGGTTGCAGGCGTTCATCGAGAACGGTATCTGCACCCAAGAGCAGATCGATATCGGCCTGATCCGTTGCCGGGCCGAGCCTTCCGACTTCATCCCGAGCGTCGGCAAGTTCATTCAAGGTTGCGTGCCGACGCCGGAAATGCTCAGCCCGCCGTTGCCGAGCGTGGAGGCGGCTTACAAGCAGGCCCTTCGCAACTGCCACCCAACGATGCACGGTATTGCGAAGTGGTTTCACCCGGCCGTCTACCATGCGACCGCCGCCGCCGGATTCAACAGCCTGCCACTGCTCAGCCGGGAGCTCGGCCTGATCAGCTTCGAGAAGCGGTATCTGGAGCAGGTTCGCAAGGTCTGGATGGGTGAGCCGCTCGGCCCGGTGCCGGTAGCTGAGCTGGCTGCACCGCCGACTGAACGTACCCCTGAGGTTGGCAATCAAGCATTGGCCGCTCTCCGTGCCATGCGCTCGGGAGGTGCCGCCCGTGCCTGACGCTCGCCTTGCACCGACCAATCCCGCCGAATACCGCTTCGCGGTGCACTGCTGCGGCTACAAATGGGAGCTGAGCGACAAGCCAGACCGCGCCGTCGCGCTATTCGAGCATTCATCAGCTGCGCTGAAATTTGGCCAGGCGATGTGGCCGTCCACCTACGAAGTAGTCGACGTCATCACGGGGGAGCGGGTATGCGCGTGACCTCGAAGAAACTGCGCGCCTCGGCCAGCGGCCAGGACTGCACCGTACGCCTGCCGGGCACGTGCAACTTCAACCCGGCCACCACCGTTCTCGCTCACTTGCCGTGCGGCCAGAAGGGCATGGGCATGAAGGGCTTCGACACTGTCGCCGTTTACGCGTGCAGCGCGTGCCATGACGTCATCGACGGCCGCGCCGCCGGCGAGCTTGATTGGCAGGACATGCCGCGCGCCATCGCCGAAACACATGAGGCCCTGATACGGGCCGGAATACTCACCGTGAAGGGGGCTGCATGATCGATCCAACCAGCTTGCTCGTCCTGATGATCCTCGCCAGTGGCGGGCTTCTTGAACTCTGTCGTCACCTTGATCGCCGGTACCGGAAAGCACGGGGTGACCGTAAATGAAGCCAGCTGCCATGAAGCTGTTCAAGCAGAAGCCGGTGCGCGCCAAGGCAATCGACCGCGAAGGCCAGGAACAGGCCGCGCTGATGACCGAACTACGCATACGGCATCCGGACATCGCCGATCTGATGTACCACGTTCCGAATGGTGGGCACCGTCACAAGGCCGTGGCGGCGAAGCTGAAGCAGCAGGGCGTGGTGGCCGGTATTCCTGACCTGGTGCTAACCATGGCCCGCGGCGGCTACTTCGGCCTGTACATCGAATTCAAGGCCACGCCGCCGAACGATGCCGCGATCTCGGCCAGCCAGCACGAGCGCATCCGCAAACTCAACGATCAGGGTTATCTGGCGGTGGTGTGCCGTGGCCACTTCGACACCATCGAACAGATCCGCGCTTACCTGCGGCTCGCTCCCACAGAGGTGGCCGCATGACAATGACCGTGGCCTTTTCTGATGCCGAGATTCGTCGGCGTGCCGATGATCCGGGCGTGGTACTGATGCGTGACCCGCGTCACCCGGGGCTGTACTTCCGGTTCACCGAGGCCCGTCCACGCGGGACCTGGAGCTTGGTAGTGCGCAAGAAGTGGAACCGCATTGGCGCTTATCCGGACCTGTCGGCGAAAGCGGTGCTGACGGCATTGCCTGGCCTGCGCATGCGGCTGAGTACCGACCCGGAAGCGGGTGCCACCGTATCGCCGTGGTCAACGCTGGGCGAGCTGCTGAACTGGTACGCCGACCGCATGAGTCGCGACCGCAACCTCTCCGACAAGCGTAAAGCCACGGGCAAGTCAGCCATCGCGTGCCACCTGATTCCGCGCGTGGGTGATTTGGCGATTGCCGATGTCCGTCACGGCACCCTCGACACCCAACTGATGTGGCCGCTGCAGGAGACGCTGTCGCTGGAGTTCGTCCGGCTGATCTTCGGCCTGCTGGTGGTCGCTTGCCGCAAGGCGCACACGCTGGGTCTGATCCCGTCCAACCCGATGGCAGGCATCAAGTTCAGTGACTTCTCCAAGACCAAGATTAAGGCCAAGCCGGCGCGCCTTCGTGGTGTGCAGATCGAGGGTCTGTTGGGCCAACTGCATGAGCTGTTCGAGTTCGATCCCCAGCCGGCCATGCTTGCCCTGATGATGTTGTGTCACGGCACCCGCATCGGCGAAACCCGCAAAGCCCAGTGGTCGCACATCAGTCTCGCCGAGCGCACCTGGTACCTGCCGGTGGGCAACACCAAGACCCGCGTCGAACACTCGCTCCCACTGACCGAACAGGTCTGCAACCTTCTAATCCGGTACCGCACAGCGCAACAGGCGAGCCATTACGACGGCGATTGCCTGTTTCGCTCCCACAGTGGAAAGGGCATGAGTGAAGGCCAGGCCAGCGCCGTGTTCACCGGGCTGGGAAAGGGCGAATGGAGTAGTCACGACCTGCGCAAGTTGGCCAGGACCGGGTGGGCCGACATCGGGATCGACTTCCTGATTGGCGAGATGCTGATCAACCACGCCATGGGCCACAACGTGCAGGCTTACATCCACACCACCGTCGAGGAGCGCAAGCGCGCCGCCCTCGAGTTGTGGCACGCCCATTTAGACCAGAAGGGTTTTGCCCTGATTCACGGGTTGAAGGGCGGTAGAAACGAAAATTCGGGCAATCCGCTGGAAGCCACGGAACATAAGGCCTGCGAGGCCAATCAAGAATCAACCATAGGCGAGGTTTAAAAATGATGAAAAAGCAACATGGCCCCGCCCTTGTGCGCAGTTTGATACCGATGACCGAGTGCCCATCCTGCGCCGGCGCCGGGTTTGTCAGGGGCGTGTTCCATCAGATGGATTGCATCGGTTGCCATGGTGCGGGCCTGGTCCGCGCCGAGACGCTGGAGGCGATCCCGGTGAATGACCTGGTGGTCCAGCTCGGCATGAAGGTGCGCAACCTGACCGCTCGGTTGAAGACGCTCGACTGCTCGACGCCCAGCGCCGAAGCCAGGCACTACCAGCAAGACAATACGCGCGGCGCCGGTCGCACGACTTTCCGGGGGGATTGAGTCATGGGCATTTATAAAGACGTGATGGGCACACTGGTGCGGGTGCTGGCCGCCGACAACATCGACAACAGCACCAAGCAGTCCTGGCAGAAGCTGATCGACGCCGATCTGCGCGAAGGTGGCACCGGCAGCTCGTTGTCCGTGCGTGACAAATTCGATTACGACTGCTGCCTGTATGCGCTCCTGCATCGTCAACTTGAGCCAGCTCAGTGGGATGTGCTGGTGGCCAAGTACTCGACGCACAAGGCCAACAAAGTTGCCGCCATCGGCCGCTTGGTGGCTCGCATGACTTCCCCAGCCCCACAGCTGTTCATCTATAAGGCGCTCACCGCCTGGGCGATCCCTCGGTTGAAGGGAGTGCAGGAGGGTAAGCGCTCCACCGACATGATCGTGCTGCCCGCCGAGTTCTACGACATGAACACCTGGGATCTTGCCGGCTCACCGGAGCGCACTCGCCGCAACTGGCGCGGCGGCATTCACAAGCGTCTGGAGCAGCTGGAAGAGGCCGCAGTGATTCACGCGACCGAGATATTCGACCTTGAAGAAATCTTCGTCGACGCCGCTTGACCGTGATGGCCGAATGGCCGTAAATTAACCCCATCATGTCGATCTTGCGCGTATGAGAGACGACACCAAAGCCCAGCCAACCGCTGGGCTTTTTGCTTTATGCAGATGAATGCGCAGGCTGATGCGCTAGGGATTCGTACTCCTGAGCCTGATGCCGGAGATCAGTACCGGCCCTCTGCACCCATTCCGAGCCTCGCCACTGTGCGGGGCTTTTTCGTTTTTGCTCCCCGAGAGGGAGGACACCGGATGCCTTCCCATGCCTGACAAACCAGACACGTGGGCCAAGATCTGGCTGGCCTTGAGCAATCCGCTATGGCAGGGCGCAATTATGGCCATCACCGTCTCCCTACTGCGCGTCATGTACGACGCAAAAGAAACCAGTAAGCGTCGAATCTTCTTCGAGTCGCTGATCTGCGGAGCGCTGAGCCTGGTTGCATCGAGCCTGATCGAGTGGATGGCGTGGCCGCCGAGTTTGTCGGTCGCCGCCGGCGGATCGATCGGGTTTCTCGGGGTGACAGCCATTCGCGAATTGGTGACCAGGTTCATTGGTCGCAAGGTAGACGCCGCATGAAGGCCATCGCTGCCGCAATCATCATCGCCCTTGTCGCCGTCTTGCTCGTTGGTATCCAGCAGTACCGCGTCATCGCCCTGCGCGGCGAGATGCAGATCGAGACCAAGAGCAAGGACGACGCCATCAAGGCCAACACCGAGAGCCAGGCGACGATCACCACGCTGCGAGCAGAAGCCCTGCGCAACGCTGACTACCAGCGCGACCTCACCAAGCGGCTGCAGGCCAGCCAAGCCAAAGCCAGAAAGGCGGAGAAGAACTTTGAAGACCTCAAGCGCAACAGCCCGGCTGTTCGTGATTGGGCTGCTCAGCCTCTGCCTGACGGCCTGCGCGGGAAAGCCGCCAGTGGTAACAAAGACCCAGGCAGTAAGAATTGAAGCGCCTGAGCTGATCCCGTGTGAGCGGGTGGCCGCCGACGAAGCCGACCTTCGCCTAAACGGTGATGTTTGGGCCTTGAAGGATCGAGCCATTGAACTGCTCGACACGTGTGCCGACCAGGTGGACGCCCAGATCAAGCGCAGTCAGAGCAAGTAGGTCGAGGAGGTTGTCGATGTCCAGGTCTGAAAGCTTTCACCATTACAACGATGGCCGCGGTAAGCGCCGAGTCTATGTCAACGGTAACGAGGTTGAGCGGGTTATCTGGTGCGACACGGCGCAAGGCATTGTGGTGTTCTGCCCATATCCGGTGCGTGTGAACCGCAAACGAGATGTGGTCTATTCACGCCGCCTGCGTGGTGCTGTGACCGTTGAGAGGGTTGAGTAATGGCATTGGTATCCCTAACGCTCAAAGTGCAGATCGCCTGGTGGGTGAAGCCTGCGATTAGCTGCATCGCTTTGTTCTGTCGTTTCGCCCGGCATCAGCCAGATCTCGATAGAGTCTGTGCGTTGCTGATGCACGGCGTCCGCGTGAAGGTGTGTTGATGGCTTGCACCGGCTGTGCTGCTCGGCGTGCCCGAGCAATCAAGTGGACGCAGGAGGCCATCGAGCGGGCCAAGAGCCTGATCAGGCCAGCCCCGCCGAATCAACCGGAGGGCAAGACCGATGGCAGCCAGACCCTGTAGATCCACGCGCTGCCCCAACCTCGTCAAGTCGAAGGGTGAGCAGGGCTACTGCGACGAGCACGCGTCATTGCGTGGTGCCTGGGTCAGAGAGAGAAGGGCTGGCAGCACAACCTCACGTGGATACGGTGCAGCATGGCAGCGCCTTCGTGCCTCGATCCTCAAGCGTGACCACTACATATGCCAGTGCTCTGCCTGCTCCACCCTCGGTCGTGTGCGTGAAGCGACCGAGGTCGACCACATCATTGGCAAGGCGAGCGGCGGCACGGATGACCCCGGCAATCTTCAGGCCATCAACCACGACTGCCACAAGGAAAAGACCGCTCGGGAGTCGAATCGGCGCGAATGATTCTCATATGAGGTCGAAAAGGACCGAAATTCATGCGAAATGCACGAAAAGTTGCGAAATCTATCGATCCGGCCCCATCGATAGGGGGGCGGGTCGGAAGTCTGGGCCTTTTGGCTCGCTGACCGCGCTGAGGTCTCGTTCACACGACCGCGAAAAATGAAATTCAGGAGTCTCGCCGATGCCGGGGGTAAAGGGGCGGTCCGGCCGTCGCCCCAAACCCACGGCCAGCAAGGAGTTGGCCGGTAATCCCGGCAAACGAAAACTCAACAAGAACGAGCCCGACTTTGCGCTCGTTACCAAAATTGAACCCCCAGAGTGGCTATGTCCTAACTCGCAAGAAATGTGGTCCAGGGTCGTCCCATCGCTCCTGGCTGAGAAGATTTTATGCGTCACCGATCTGCATAACGTTGAGGCCTTTTGCACGGCCTATGCGAACTGGCGTGCTGCTCAGGAATCGGTCACCCAGTTTGGGATTGTCGTTCAGTCAGCAATGGGCTCGCCCATCAAAAATCCCGCCTTGACCGCCGCAAAGGAAGCCATGGCGCAAATGGTCACGTTCGGTTCACTGCTCGGCCTCGATCCATCGAGCCGATCCCGCCTCACTGGCGGTAAAAAGCCGCCCGGCACCAATGAATTTTCAGCACTTCTAAACGGATAAACATGGCCTACAAGCACCCCAACGTCGAGGCGGCGAACCGCTGGGCGCGGGATGTTGTGAGAGGCCGAAAACCCGCATGCCGGCTTGTGCAACTCGCCTGTCAGCGGCACCTGGACGACCTGGTCAAAAGCAAGTCGGCCGGGTTTCCCTACAAGTTCGACCCGAAGAAAGCCGAGAAGAAACTGGCTCTCGCCCAAATGATGCCGCACGTAAAAGGGGAGTGGGCATTCAAGCGTCAGCTCATCACCCTGGAGCCATGGCAGAAGTTTGGCCTGGCCGCGACGTTCGGTTGGGTCAAAAAGAAGTCGGGACTACGCCGGTTCCGCGAAAGCTATTGGGAAGTGCCGCGCAAGAACGGCAAAAGCGTGATCGCCGCGGCCGTCGGCATCGGTATGTTTGTCGCTGACAACGAGTTCGGCGCAGAAATTTACAGCGGCGCCACCACTGAGAAACAGGCATGGGAGGTGTTTCGCCCGGCTCGTTTGATGGTGAAGCGCTCGCCGATGTTGATCGAGGCCGCCGGCATCGAGGTCAACGCCTCGAACATGAGTCGTCCTGAAGATGGCGCACGCTTTGAAGTCGTCATCGGTAACCCTGGCGACGGCGCATCGCCGAGCTGCGCGATCGTGGACGAATATCACGAACACGAAAGCGCCGCTCTCTACGAAACCATGCTCACAGGTATGGGCGCTCGCCGCCAGCCGCTGATGTTCATCATCACCACCGCCGGCAGCAACATCGAAGGTCCGTGCTACGACATGCGCGGCCGTGTGGTGGAAATGCTCGAGGGCACCGTCCCTGATGAGGAGCTGTTCGGCTGGGTCTGGACGATCGACGAGGGTGACGACTGGACCGATCCCAAGGTCATGGCCAAGGCCAACCCGAACATGGGGGTATCGGTCTACGAAGACTACTTGATCAGCCAGCAGCAGAAGGCAATCAAGAACGCCAGCTTCCAGAACACCTTCAAAACGAAGCACCTGAACGTCTGGGTGTCGGCACGTGAGGTGTATTTCAACATGGAGGCCTGGCGCGACTGCGCTGATCCCGGCCTGGCCATGGAAGATTTCGAAGGCAGCGAATGCCTGATGTGCCTCGACCTGGCGTCGAAGACCGACATCTGTGCCCGCATCAACCTGTTCTACCGCGTGATCGATGGCGTGCTGCATTACTACAGCGTCGCGCCGCGCTTCTACCTGCCCGATCAGACGATCCAGTACGGTAGCGAGAAGTCGGTGGTGGAGCGCTATCAGAAGTGGGTGAACATGGGGCTTCTGACGTCGCACGACGGCGCCGAGGTGAGCTTCAACCAGGTGCGTGATGATTTGCTGGCAGACGCCAAGAACGTGTCGCTCACTGAAATCCCGCATGACGAATGGGGTGCGTTTCAAATCGCCCAGGACTTCGAGGCGGAAGGCCACACGCCGGTAAAAATTCCGAAGACAACCAAGACGTTCTCGCCAGCAATGAAAGAGGTGAATGGCGCGATTCTCAACGGCCGTTTTCACCATGACGGTAACCCAATCCTCACTTGGATGATGGGCAACGTTACCGCCAAACCCGATGCCAACGAGAACGTTTTCCCCAGAAAAGAGAAGGCGGCGAAAAAGATCGACGGCGCTGTCGCGCTGCTTATGGGGGCTAACCGAGCGATGCTGTTGGCCGGCTCTCCAGACACAAGCGGCTTCTACAACAACCCCATCATGGTAGGCATTTAATGGCGCGCGATAAGAAACCCGGGCGGGTTCGATCTGCCCTCCAGAATTGGCTGGGCGTGCCGGTTGGGCTTACTACCGATTCGTTTTGGCAGGAGTGGTTCGGCACATCAGCCAGTGGCCAAGTCGTTACAGTCGATAAGGCCTTGCAGCTTTCAGCAGTCTGGTCCTGCGTTCGACTACTGTCCGAAACGGTATCCACGCTGCCTCTGAAGTTGTATGAGCGACGTGAAGACGGTGGTCGGATTGCAGCCACCAAGCATCCCTTGTACGACATTCTCACCAAACGCCCTAACTCAGAGATGACGCCCGGTCGGTTTATGCTGATGATCGTCGCCAGCATCTGTCTGCGTGGCAACGCCTTCGTTGAAAAAAAGCGAGTTGGTTCGCGCATCGTCGCACTAGATCCTCTTTTACCGCAGCTGATGACCGTCAAACGACTGGATACCGGTCGCCTTGAGTACAAGTACACCGTTAAGGGGCAGAGCCGAGTTATTCCGGAAGGCGACTTGATGCACATCCGTGGATTCGGTCTGGATGGTGTTTGCGGAATGTTGCCTGTATCAACGGGCAAAGAGATCTTCGGCGCGGCAATTTCTGCTGAGGAGGCTGCCGCTAAGGTCTTCGCTCAGGGTATGCAGGCCTCAGGCATTCTTAGTAGTGATCAGAACCTAAAGCCGGAACAGCGTGAGCAGTTGAGAGCGAGTTTGCAGGCGTTCATGGGATCGAAGAATGCCGGTAAAATCATGGTTGCTGAGGCAGGGCTGAAGTATCAGGGGATCACGATGAACCCCGAAGCGGCTCAGATGCTCGAGTCACGGTCTTATGGTATTGAGGAGGTCTGCCGCTGGTTTCGCGTACCGCCGTTCATGGTTGGGCACATGGACAAGCAAAGCAGTTGGGCTTCGAGTGTTGAGGGCCAAAATCTTCAGTTCCTGACCAACTGCCTCAGGCCACTTCTTGAAAACATCGAACAGGAAATCGTTCGTTGCCTGCTCGATCGGGATGATCGCTACTTCGCCGAGTTCGCTGTTGAAGGTTTGCTACGCGCGGACAGCCAGGGGCGGGCCAGCTACTACAACATATGCCTTCAAAATGGCTGGATGAGCCGCAACGAAGTTAGGCGGCTTGAGAATCTTCCGCCTATTCCAGGTGGCGACGTTTACACCGTGCAATCGAACATGCTCCCCATCGATCAGCTTGGCCAGGGATCAGATAGCGGCGAGCAAGTACGTGCAGCTTTATCCGCTTGGCTTACCCCGAACGAAAAAGGCCGAACCCCCGGCAGCTCTGGAGACTGACCCATGACAATTCGAAGCCTTCCGGCTGCGCCGGCGGGTCGTCCGTGCGCGGGCGTCTCCTTTGACCTTATGCCTCAGGCCATGGAGCGATGGAACGCGGGCATTCAGGCCGCAGCGGAAGATGACAAAAATACCATTTCAATTTTGGACGCTATCGGGTTTGACCATTGGACGGGTGATGGCGTAACAGCCAAACGTATCTCTGCTGCATTGCGAAGCATGGGTGGCGCCGATGTCACTGTGAATATGAATTCGCCAGGTGGCGACATGTTCGAAGGGCTGGCGATCTACAACATTCTGCGTGAGTACAAGGGCCATGTGACCGTAAAGGTTTTGGGCCTGGCTGCTTCCGCTGCGTCGATCATCGCGATGGCCGGTGATGAAATTCAGGTCGCCCGATCGGGTTTCCTGATGATCCACAACGGCTGGACCATCGCCGCTGGCAACCGTCACCAGTTCCGTGAGGTGGCCGACATGATGGAGCCATTCGATGCGGCGATGGGTGACATCTACTCCGCCCGGACCGGGAGTGACCTGAAATCGATGCAGAAGCTGATGGATGCAGAGACCTGGATCGGAGGGTCTGCTGCTGTCGATCAGGGGTTCGCAGATGCGCTGCTCGATTCCGATTCGATCAAAGAAGGCGCTAAGGCGCAGGCGGGGATTATCGCCGCGCGGAAACTGGATTTGATACTCGCCAAGCAGGGTATACCCCGCAGCGAGCGTCGATCACTCATTCAAGAAATCAAGTCCGGCACGCCTTGCGCTGCCGAACCCGGTACGCAAGACGCTGCCGACACCCTGGCCAATCTGGCCGAACCAATCGCCGAACTGGAGCGAGCACTCGCTCGGTTCTCGGCAGCCGCTACCAATTAAGGGAACGAAACCATGTCTGAACAAGCCCAGTTGCTTGCCAAAATGAGCGCAGAGCTCGAAAAGGCTTCCAGTGAATTCAGCCTCAAAGCTGAAGCCGCTCTTGGTGAAGCCAAAAAAGCAGGCACGCTGTCTGCCGAAACCAAAGCCGCCGTCGACGAGATGGCATTGAAATTCAACACCCTGACCGAAGCCGAGAAACAGCTGAAAGCTCAGTTGGGTGAGCTGGAACAGGAGTTCGCACGAATTCCTACCCAAGCTGCTGCGAGCCATCGCGAAACCCTTGGTAGCACCGTCATCAAGAGCGAAGCGCTGATTGAGTTCGCCAAGAGTATTCAAGGCAACCGCCGCGTCAGTGTTCCGGTTAATGCTGCGCTGCTCAGCACCGGCGGTGCTGAAGGTGTTGTAGAGCCGATGCGCCTACCTGGCATCGACGTAATGCCCAAGCAGCGCCTGTTCATTCGCGATTTGATCGCCCCAGGCCGCACTACGTCGCCGGCAATCTTCTGGGTCCAGCAAACAGGCTTCACCAATGCCGCCCGGGTTGTCGCCGAGAACACCGCCAAGCCTTACAGCGATATCCAGTTCGACACCAAGATCACGCCGGTGACCACCATCGCGCACATGTTCAAGGCCTCGAAGCAGATCCTGGACGACTTCGCGCAGTTGCAGTCGACCGTCGATGCTGAAATGCGCTACGGCCTGAAATACGCGGAGGAGTCGGAAATTCTGTTCGGTGACGGCACCGGTGTTCACCTTCATGGCATCGTGCCGCAGGCGACTGCTTACTCTGCGGCCTTCGCCCCCGAAGCGATGACCCAGATTGATCAGCTGCGCCTCGCCATGCTCCAGTCACAACTTGCCCGCCTGCCAGCCAGCGGCCACGTTCTGCACTTCACCGACTGGGCGAAGATCGAACTGACCAAAGACACACTGGGCCGCTACATCATCGGCAACCCGTTGAGCCTCGCCGGCCCAACGCTGTGGGGTTTGCCGGTGGTTGCGACTGAGCTGGCTGCGTTCCTCGGCAAATTCCTCACTGGCGCCTTCCAGACCGGGGCGCAAATTTTCGATCGCGAAGATGCCAACGTGGTGATCTCCACCGAGAACGCTGACGATTTCGAGAAAAACATGATCTCGATCCGTTGCGAAGAGCGACTGGCTCTGGCCGTGAAACGCCCAGAGGCATTCATCTACGGCACCTTCGCCGTACCAGCGCCTTAATCCACCCAAGATCCGGCACCTATTGGTGCCGGATATCTGGAGAAAGACATGAAGATGAAAGCGCTTCGCCCTATCTACAAAGACGGGAAGACCCTTATTGAGGGTGAGGAATTTGAAACCGGCGAACAGCACGGCCGTGAGCTTTTGACTCGGGGCTATGCGTCGCAGGTCGCTGACTCTGCCGATCCGGCAGACACCAAAAAAACGAAAGCCGCCGACAAGAAAAAGGCCGAATAAATATGAGCGTGATCGACATTGCCGTCGCCATGAACCATCTCCTTGCTGAGCCGGAAGATGAGTCCATGGTGCAGATAAAACTCGATGCGGCCGAAGAGTCTGCTGCCGAGTTTCTGCAGCGTCGGTTCTTTGTTGATCAGGCTGCAATGATTGCTGCTCGCGCCGCAGTGCCAGCGGCAATTGTGCAGACGCGATCAGATTACGAAGCAGCCATGACCACGGCCAATCTCATCGAAAACTATTGTGATCGCACATCCGCTCTTGAGGTGGCTTTGGCCAATTTCAAAGAGGCTCGAACTGCTCTGGATGCAGTGTCGCGAGGGCTCGTTATAAACAAAGCGATTGTGGCCGCCTGCTTGCTCATCCTCGGAAATCTATACGCAAACCGAGAGGATGTTGTGATTGGCACCATTTCTTCAGAGCTACCGAAAGGCTCTACCTCTTTGCTGATGCCTTATCGCATCAAGATGGGTGTGTGATGAGGGCCGGCGGCTTGCGGCACCGGGTCACCATTCAGGCGCTGAGCGAGGTTCAAGACCCTGAATCCGGCGAGATGATCCCAGGCTGGGTTGATGTCTGGACCAAAGTACCTGCGAAATTTGAGTACCTGAACGGTCGCGAATTGCTGGCCGCTCAGGCAATCCAATCAGAGGTAACGGCTCGCATCACGATCCGGTACCGCCCAGGCGTTCTGGCGACCATGCGAGGCCTTTACCGTGGCGAAGTCTGGAATTTTACCAAGCCACTGCCCGATAACGATTCGGGGCTTGAGTCATTGGTGATTCCGGTATCTACGGGGGTGAACGATGGCTGACTGGGTGAGCTACAAGTTGACCGGTGCCGATGAGTTGTCGGCCAAGTTCCGTGAGTTGTCCCAGGGCATGCGCACAAAGGTTGCGGTGCCGGCGGCAAAGGATGCGATGGAGTTGGTCATGATCGACGCGAAGGACCGCGCCGAGCGCATCGACGACCCGGAAACCAGAAACCAGATATCCGGCAATATCGCGATGGTCGAGCAGAAGAAACTCGGCGAAGAACTGGGGGCGGCTATCGTCTCGGTCGGTGTCAAAAAGTCGAGGTCAGGCCAGCGCGGCGGCAACACCTTCTATTGGTGGTATGTCGAGCTTGGCACCGAGCATTCGGCGGCTTTCCCGTTTATGCGCGGTGCGCTGGCGGCCCAGCGTGAGGCGGTTTTCAAGGAATTCCTCAGTTCGGCCAAATACCAGTTGATCAAGTTGGGGGCGAACTGATGGCAGCACCAATTTTTCAGGTCTGCGCCGCGGCGCCGGCGGTTACCGCTTTGCTCGGAACTGCACCAACGCGAATCTACCCGTTTGGTGAGGCGCCTCAAGACGTGGTCAAGCCGTATGCGGTCTGGCAGGTCATCAGCGGCTCGCCGATCAACTATGTCAGCGGACGGCCTGACACCGACCGATATGGATTGCAGGTCGATGTGTACGCCGTTACCGGCGCCGCGGCTGAGCAGGTCACCGACGCCATCCGCCGCGCGATTGAGCTTCAGGCCCATGTCACCGGATTTAACTTGGACGGCAGAGATCCCGCCACGAAAAACTATCGCAAGAGTTTCGATGTTGCCTGGCTGGTGAGTCTGTAGCCGGAAACCAGAAAGAACGACCCGCTTCGGCGGGTTTTTTTATGCCCGCCCAACAGTGATTTTCCAAGAAAATCGGGGAGTATCAATTGACCATTAAGACCCAAGGCACCGATCTGTATGCGATCGACCCGGCGACCAACACCATCCTCGAGGTCGGCTGTTTCACTTCGCTGGATGGCATCGACACCACTATCGCGCAGATCGAAACCACCTGTTTGAACAAAAAGTCCCGCACCTACGAGGCTGGCCTGGGTGAGCCGGGTTCGGCTTCGTTCGGTATCAACATCGATCCTCAGAATGCGGCGCACATCCGCCTTCACCAACTGAAGACCGCTGGCACCAGCTTGGTCTGGGCTGTGGGTTTTTCGGATGGTCGAATCAATGACGAAGGCATTCCTCCGACCGTGGCCGCAATCGCGGGGCTCTCTGCGTTAACGCTCACCAATGCCGGTACTGGTTACACCACTGCCCCGACGGTGGCCATCACTGGCGGCGGTGGGACTGGTGCTACGGCAACTGCCACCGTATCAAGTGGCGCCGTGACAGGCTTCACCATCACCAACCCGGGCTCCGGCTACACCAGCGCTCCGACTGTTGCGCTCACCGGTGGAGCGGGTACCGGTGCTACAGCAACGGCAGTGGTGAACGACGAGGTTGATTTCAACCTGCCGACCACCCGCACCTGGATTACCTTCGAGGGTTACATGAACAGCTTCCCGTTCAGCTTCGCCCTGAACGACGTAGTGAAGTCGACCGTCGGCATTCAAGTGTCTGGCGATCCCGTCCTGGTACCGAAAGTAATCACCCCGTAAGGAAGCCTCATGGACCTCAGTATCAACGCACTGAAAGCCGCCGGCGCCTTTGTCGCGCCGCCGGTTAAGAAAGATATCGCCTGGCATGCCGACGGCAAGCTGCAGGAGGCGACGATCTACGTCCGTCAGGACTCTTTCCATACGCTGACAAAGCGCTGGGAAGAACAGCGCGAAGGCGCAGATGCGACGGCGATTCGCATTGCCGCCAGTGTCTGCAATCAAGCTG